CAGTGATGACTCGCCATCCACTGCGTTCCCAAGGTCGCTTTGGTAGAATTGAGAATGCATTGAACTCTTGGTTCAATTGCGACCAAACCTTGCGACCATAAATCGCTTGGTAAGTTCCTGCTGTAGTACTCATCATTGGGCTGTCAGCCTTGAGCAATTCGCTACCGCTGTAGGAATATCCCATTGCATTGCCAGCACCGTAAAAGTACCGTTCCATGTCAGTTACGCTTCGTATGTAGTCTCGTGCCATATATTTCACTCTCCATTATTTTTTTTTTATTTTCAAGCCCCTCGAATGACCGAACCGGCGAGATTGTGTACTTCATCCCAAGACATGTTACTCAAGTCTTGTGTGGATGGGACTTCAACATTAGATGAAGAAGCCGACTTTTGAATTGATGTTCCTTGAATACCAATGTTATCAATACGCTCACTTAGTGCGTTAATTGACTTCATGACTTCGTTAAGAGGCGCACGAGCGTCGAACTCGGCTTTTTCTGCTTCATGCTTTGCAATTTTTTGTTCTTCTGCAAAGCGAGATGCGAATTGAGATTCAAGGTCGCCACGGAATCCTTGTTCCATTGCGGCGGCTTTGTAAACTTCGTAAGCGGCTTCAACATCGGATGCTGAAACATTGCTTGGGTTAATGTAACCCTTAGCCATTGAAACAGGCCCAAGTGCGCCGGATGGTGTTTTACCACCAGTTGAAGAGATTGCGGAGATTGCACCGGTTGAAGGTGAACCGTTTTCTTGACCTCGACCTCGGACTTGTCCGGCGAAGTAGTCAGCACCATCAACAGCATCGGGGTTGTCGAAGCCGCCAAGTTGCGCCTTTTCCAAATTATCGAAGTGTGTTCGTGCTTGCATAGTGTCAACACCAGCGGATTTGAGAGTGTCCTCCATCCAGTTTAGGTATTCAGCAGTAATTACATCACTGTACTCGCTCTTTGCATACATTTTGTCGTCTTTCATATCCTCGTCATCCTTTTCTTCGTCTTTTTTTGCGGCGAATGGGTTTTCCTTCTTTTCATCGTCGGAATCGTCTTTTTTATCGTTCATATGTTCCTTAAGGCCGGGAGGCATTTCGCCTTTTTCCATAGCGTCAAGTCGTGCTTCAAGTCTGCTCATTACATTATTCAAATCATTTTCTGTTGTCATGTGGGTGTCCTCCTTTAAAATACGAAACTGCGCTTCGGGGTTAATCCCTTTTTCACATATCGTTATTTCGTGCAGTTCCATTTTACTAATTTCTTGGTAGTCTCCATGTTCCCCATCCGATTTTCGCACTCTCTTGAATGCTTGTCCACCGATGGAAAATCCTTGCAGATTACCTTTACGGATTTCTGCGGCCACTTCACGAGCCTTTTCAATATCGTTGCGAAGTGAAACAACGACAAACATACCGGCATCATCAACTTCGGACTTCCACATCCGACCATTTGAATCTACATAGGAGTCAATAACTTCTCCAACTTGAATATTTGAGTGAGCGAGTTGAACATTACGGAACTTCTCACTCTTCATGAATCCGCCAAATGCATCCTTTAGTGCTGAACGAGTAATAAGGTCGCCTTGCTTGTCCACCAGTTCAACTGATGCGTAGCCAGCGATAACCATATCGGAACTGCCCTTAATGAGAGCAATGCCGGAGGTGGGTCGCTTTAAGGACAACATTACCCTCCGATTCATTGTCATGGTATATAGAATGTTTCTTTCACACTGAAAGAGTAGGAGTACCGTCTTCATCATCTAAAACGATAGACTCGTCTGCATCAGTCTTCATTTCAACATGCGTAATGGGTTTTTTCTTTTTATCATCCGAATCAACACCATCCTTTTCATCCGGTCTTACTTTACCATCATAGTCGGGTAAGTTACTTTCTTCTGTTAATCTCGTAGGACCACTTGGTGATTCTACCGGTGTAGCCATGTCAATACCCAAACCTTTCGGCCCTGTCCAAGTAAGTTTTTCTTTAGCGAGTCTGTCTAAAGCACGACTAATTACATCAAGAGCCTTCTTAGTTGATGGTTTAAGAAGGCGGTTATCGTCTTTAGCATCAAGAACTCCGGCTGATTGTTCTTCTTGTCTTTTACGACTTGGCACTTTCTTTTCATCCATTTCTGTTTTTACGAGATGACCGTCAAGCATCAACGGTGCTACTGAATGCCAAAACGGATGAAGGCTTTCAGCAAGAGTGAGAGAATAATTCGATTTAGTCAAATCACCTAAAGCCGAAGAAGGGTCATGTAGATACCAGTTGTCATCCATATGTGTAACTTGATACGATACTGTATCTACACCTTTGAGTATAACTTGTAATACACCATCATTGTATTCTATATCATGGGGTATAAGCAAAGGTGCAAACGATTTTGTCATAAGGTCTAATGATTCAGCACTGGCCGCACCTTCACCTTCACCTTCACTTTCTATTTCACGCACTTGTACATTGAACACATCTCGATTTTTTCTACGCTTTTTTGTAACTCCTGTTACAGTTGCTCTTACTATATCGCCAACTTTGAAGGTTCTTTGTTGTCTGTGGGCTGTACCTACATCCATGTAGAAATTGTTCTTGTATGTGACGGCACGATTACCTAATGCTTCACCGTCAAGAATCGGCCCTGCACCAAGTTGATATGTGTATGGTCCTTTACCTCGACGGTCAAGAATGATAAAGTTAAAATCACGACTTTCACGCAATAACAACCACTTAGGATGACGACGCTCTCCTTTCATGTATGTGGATTTATTATCTCGTAACAAAACTATACCGTGGTCTTCTTGTAGGATTTTAACAGCGTCTTCAAGACCCTCATCATCAGTCATTTTTGTATCATGCGGGCCGGGAATGATGACATTTTCATGGCTATCGAACTGCCCTCTTAGAACTTTCATGCGTTCATGCATTAACATTTCAGCAACATTGGTATCATCATAGTTGATAATATCAATAATGTTCAAGTCTTCTTCACCTACAATACCATCAATGACAAAGTTATTGTCGTTTAATTCAGCGAGGCTTTCTTTGAATGCTTTCTTTAATCCAACCTTGCGCCCATTTTCATCATAAGTAGTGATTTCATTATCGTTTTGTACGATAATAACTCGCTTACCATCGTACCACTTACTGACTACCCATGAACCGCTAAACCCTCTTAGGTGTTCAAGGTCACTTAAATCGAATATGCGGTGCATCGGTCTTACCGGAGGACACCATTCAGCATCATCGGCTTTTGTCAAAAGCACATCGGGATTTAAAAGAGAAGTAATATATTCACTCATTTCACTCAAGTTAAGAGCAGTAGGGTTGTTTTCTCCGAATATATCAAAAGTTTCTTTGTCATAATCCATAAAAGGTGGAGTAGGATTTTGATGTGGTGGTAATGTTTCCAACAAATGATTTGTCATATCTGTGCCGTGGAGTTCCTCTAATGCACCTTGCCAAGTAGGATGGTATAATTGAGGTTCAGTGTAAGTACCGACCGATGGTTGTCCTTGAGAATCAAACTCGATACCAAATGATGACTGTTGAGGGACAGCAGAAGAGTGGACTACATCAGCACCAGTGTGTGTAGGCATAATTCCGAATGAAGAAGGATTAACCCCACCAATAGGTACTGGTTCACCGTTAATACCAAGCGTTCTCACAATTTCTTGCGTAGGTGTCATATTATCAGCATTTACAGCATCAATATCTAAACTTACAATACTATCAAGGTAATTTTTTGTTCTTCTCGTGTAAGGCTTTTTACCACCTTTACCAGCACCTAATCTGTTATGCACATCGAGTTTACCACCGGCTGGATAGTAGGATAAACCGTTGTTTGACATATTACTACCATATTGCGATGAGTCAAATCTATGCTGTCCGACAGTACCTACTATACCATGAATAGGATGTGCTTTCCAGTTTTTAGTTCTCGATTGAGCGTTATCAATAGCAGTGTGTATTCCACCGTCTTGATAGTCTTGAGCGAATTGTTCATCAGCGTGAATACGATGAAGTGAAAACTCGTCATCAAAATTACCACTCGTCATTAACTGTCCGACAGTCGCAACACGCAACGGAACTTCTCTTACATTTGACTCATCAATTATTTTTTGTACATGTTCTCTTAATCGTGCTTTTTGTTGACTTGTCTTACCTTCTAATCCCATACCTTCTAAGACTTCATCGGGTGTCATGTTACCGTTTAATTCAAAACTGTTGTCGAGCATGTGACTCATTACATCACGATGAAAGCCTTTTTGCTTTGAAGTAACTGTTTTACTTTCATCCGATGTTCTGTAAACAGGTGCTTTGATACCGTGTACACTATGGTCTGCATTTGCAAGCCACCGTTCAGCGTCATACATTAAACGGTTATGATTCGCCATAAACTTCTCCGGGTCGTTAATGTCAAAATGATTTGGGTCATGTTCCATAACTATAGGTAATAATTTTTTTGCGGCTTCAAGGACAGCGTTACGACTATTTTTAGCCACTTTGTCAATAAAACCAGCATCGGTTTTCCAGCGTGTAGGTTGTTTACCAAGAGCAGATTCACTTGAACGGCGTTGTAACCTATTCAATTCTACTTGCCCTTCATCTAATTCCCGTCTTAATGATTGTACCTGTTCCGGTGAATCCATGTATTGTATCATTTCAGTAATAACATTCAATCGCTCACTCAATTCTTTTTCTTTTTGCATTGCAGGAAGCATACCACCAAACTTCAATGCGGAGTCAATAGTTCTTGTAGTAAATGTTGTGTCTTCTGTTGCTTGAATGCTGGTTTTACTGCGTTGGTTTTTCGCTTCCGCCTCTTTACCCTTTTTCTGCCGTAATTGTACTTCAAAACTATTTAACCACCCTTTAAGTTCGTCTATATCCCCGTCGTTAAGGTATGAACCCTCTTTTTCCATACGATGTTTAATATCAGCATACATTGGGTTGTCTTCTGTCAAATCGTTAATGTTGTTTAGAATACGATTAGGAGAATTACTCCCAGTTTCTTTTGCTATTGCTGTCAAAATACGCAAGGCTTTTGCGCTATCCGGCGAAGTAATGTAGTTTTTTACATTGTTAAAATTGGGTTGTTTAACACCCCACCCCAAAAAATCCATGTAATCCTCATGGTCCACTCCAAAACTTACAGGAATGTTTCCACTCATTAAGTCCTTCAATGGTTGAACCGAGTTTTTCTGCGGTTTGTAGGGGTCTAATGTTTGCCCCAACATTGTTTTTCGCCAATGATTTGCTCTTGCTTTCTCACCAATAGGTGCATCCGATGTATGCGCTCCATAGGTGCTTTCGGGTTGAGATGTTTTTAATGGATTATGTGAATGTAAAGTTTGTTTAATAGTATCAACTTTAAGTTTCTTTTTTTCATCATTACTCATTGTACGGAGAGAATGTAGTAGTTGAGGGTTGTAAGTTGATTGATGTAATGTCCAATTATGCTTATCACCGCTACTGGTTTTTGTAAAGGCATTAGCAGGTGAGAATAGATTTTGTAGAATATCACCGTCTTGAAACCTTACAAACTTGGTAGCACCTCCTTTTTGTTTTTCAACTTGTCCTATTTCTCTTGATTTCTCCGGCCCAAAGTGCATCCCTAAAGCCATGTTAATTGGATTGGGGTGTAGTTGGCCGTGATGTTGCTCATTTACTTCAAATAACCCCGAAGTAGAGGGGGATGACATGTCTTTCTTTTTTTGTTGAAACGGAGTTGGGATGTGTGCAGTGTCTTCGTTTTGCGCCCCACCGGTAATATCCACAGGCTCATTACTCGCTATGTTTGCATACGCCTGTTCGATTTTTTCTTCTTCTGTTAATTCGTCTTCATTATGAGCAACACTGTGTACATTCTCATTGTAAGTAGCCAAAGTCATATCAGCACCACCAACTTGAGCGAAAGGTTTACTCCAAAACTTTGCTGGTCCTATAGTATGATTACCACCCTTATCAAATCGCCAAAACTTAGGTTTTTCTTCATCGGGATGAGGACCATGCGGAGATTGTAAATAAGCGAGGTCAGTTCTCATCTCTTTAGCCAATGAAGACAAAGAGCCATGAGATTTAGCCTCCGACTCCATCTGTTCTAAGTCATGAAGCGGGATAATCGGACCATCCATTTCTCCGTATATAGGGTGATTAAGAAGCGGCTTTCGTGTTTTAGGGTCATAACCTGCAAGGAATAGAACATCCTCCATTGGCATACGAGTATGCTTCGGGTCCATTCCTTTTGATTTTTTATAGTGTTTAAATGTACCAGCCCGTAAGTCTTTCAACGAGTAACTGTCTTGAACCGGCTTTGAATGTAAACCGAGTCTTGGTAGAATGTCAAATGGTTTCCCGACTCCTTCATTATCACCATCGGGCAGTTCTATCCCAAAGCGATTATGTATCGCTTCTGCAATGTAATG